TATAATAAATCATTACTAAACACAAACGACAAGGGTGAGCCAATAGATCCTGATACCGCCAACCAGACAGCTTTTTATTATGTAGGCGACACCAACAATCCAATGCTGAGCCAGGATACCCCGATAAAGGAACACGATCCAAACATTAGAGTAGATGAGTTGACAAAGGGTTTGGAAAGTGCTTTGGGTTACTTGTCAGCATTGTGTGGATTAGGAAATTCCTATTATAAATTCACCTCCGGCTCTGTTGTAAAGACTGCTACAGAGGTAGTGAGCGAGAACTCCTCCATGTATAGAAACATTAGAAAAAATGAGTTGGCTGTGGAAAAAATGTTGCTTGGTTTATTTAGAGGCATTTTAAATATAAGTAACTTGCTCTACGGAACTTCTTTTGACATAGATACCCACATTTCTGTAATGTTTGATACAAGTATAATAGAGGATAAGAGCAGTATAAGAGAGAGAGACTTGAAGGAGGTAGAACTTGGCATTATGACCATAGATGAGTACAGAGAGAAATGGTATAATGTAAATCGCAGAGATACATCAAACAAAACAAAGGTAGACATGGAATAAAAGTATTTAAAATATAAATTAAAATTCCTTGACAAGAAGCTTGTCTTGTAATATAATAAAATTAACAAGGGATATATAATTAATATTAGACACCTATATTTTGGGATTCATCAGTAGTATTAAAGTTAATACATTTAGAAAAGATAAATGATCCCTGAATATAGGTGTTTATTATATATTTAATTTGTCGCGTATACAGACATTTAAACAGTATACATTCATTTGTCAGAGAAGACATTTAAAACTCATGAATCATAGAAAGGTAGAATATGACATTAGAGGAATTATTGAAGGACAAACCAGATGTATTAAATGAAGTCAAGCAGGCTATTGAGGGGCAGGATGTAAAATTTGTTGACATTAAAGAAGGTGGATACGTTGATAAAAACAAGTACACCGATCTGGAGACAAGATACAATGCTTTAAAAAATAAGCCTAATCCATTGGAAGGTACCATAGAAACGATGAAAGCTGACCATGATAAGGCTATTAAAACAGAGAGAAGCAAGTTGTCAACAGTTGCAAAGAAATTGGCAATTGATTCGGCTCTTAATAATCTGGGGATAGAAGATGAATTGACACTTGCAGGAATAAGGAGTCTTATAAAACCAGACAAGATTAAGCTTGATGAACATTATAATATTTCAGAGGGTTTACAGGATCAAATCGATCAGATCAAGGAGCAGTATAAAGATAGCTTTGTGAAACCATCAGTAGTCTCTACCGGTCGTAGTTTACCTATCAGTGGCAAGGTTGAGCCAAAGAAAAAATATACATCAGCAGAGATAGATAGTATGTCTCTTGACGAGATGATTAAAAACATTGATGCCGTTAATGCATCATTAGGAGAAAAATAAAGGAGAGATAATAAATGGCAGTTACAAGTTTTAAGCCAACAGTATGGGCAGCCAATATAATCAGCGGTTTACAGAAAAAGGCTGTCTCCTTTGCAGGTGTAAACCACGACTTCCAGGGCGAGGTCATGAATGGAGGTTCTGTTAAGATCAACAGAATCACCAGTGTTACATTAAAGGATTATGATGGAAAACCGATTACCTATGATGATCTTGATACAACAGATGAGACACTCAACATTGACCACTGCAAGTATTTTGCTTTTGGTCTTGATGATGTTGATGCGGCTCAGGTTAAGGATAGTGGGCAGCTAATGGTCAAGGCTACTGCATCTGCAGCAGACGAGGTAGCATCTGATACAGATGCAGCCAACTTTAAATGTATGAGTGACGAGGCTGGTGTTACATTAGGAAGTGATTCGGCAATTGCTGTTACCGATGCAGCATCTGCAAAACAGCTGATCCTTAAAATGAAGAACAAAGCAGATAAGGCTAATGTTCCAGCAGAGAATAGAGTGATGTTTGCCAGTCCAGAGTTTGAGAACATCCTCCTCAGCGATACCACCATAAACTTGGCTGCTCCAACAGCAGATGATACACTTCGTGCTGGATACGTCGGAAAAATTTATGGTATTGAGCTGTATAGTACCAATAATATGCCTAAGAGTGATGATAATGATGTCATTATTCTTACCCATCCAGCATTTACTACCGAAGCATACCAGATTGACAGTCTCGAAGCATTTAGAAGTGAGTCCAGCTTTAAAGATTTAGTAAGAGGTTTAAATCTTTCTGGTCGTAAGGTAACTATGCCGGAGGGCGTAATTAAAGCGGTGGTGACATACCAGGGGGAATAATTTCCCCCTTCCCTGATGAAGGGGGTACTAATCAAGAAGAGGATGAAAACACTAATCTTTCCAAGTTAGTATTGAATATTTATTCATTAGGAACAGATGAAGATACATCCAATGAAATGTATGGTATTATAGTAGATGCCTTTAATAAAGATGGAGAGACAGCTACTTTCTCCAATGAATCAGATTACTTGGCTATTGAGTATAATGGTTTAGTTAATAATAAACACACTATACATCCAATAATTAGTAACAAACTAGTAAACACCACAGGTGTTACTTACTCCAAAGAAATTCAAGCTTGTGAAGCAATTTTAGAGACAGGTCCATTAACATCTGATGACATTATAGTTACAGAGGATGATGATGAATACCCGAACAAGTTAGTAATCAGTCCAGTAGTTCGGCTTTGGATAGGAGGCCAGGCACGTCAATATACTCCTGACATAGAAATCAACTTCATGCAAGTAGAGGCACAGGATACACGTGATAATCAGTATGCAAACATAGAGATAAGCGGATCCACATTTGTATTAACTTCTGAGGTACATAATCCTGAATGGACATACACGTTCATTAAAGGAAATCATGAAGGTGATACAGTTAAGAGAGTAATCAGCGTAGAGAGTGCCATTAGTGACGTAAGCCAATTTGAGGATTCTTGGGGTTCAATCAAGTTAATTAAGGTAATTACATTAGATTATAAAGGTGTTGCATATGACACACCAGTGAAGAGCTTGACATACAATGGTATGGAGCAGCTTGAAACAACTACCAACTCTACAACAGATTCAGGTGACATTGAAGAACCAGAAACAGATTCAGGCACCAAGAAAGAAACAGAGTAATAATAAATAATAGGAAGTCCTGTTTATTACAGGACTTCCATTAAAGGAGAGTAACATGGCACAGAAATATAATGAAACATTAACCGAATTAAGAGACAATGTAGAATCTATGCGATCTGTGCTGAACGAGGTCGGTTTAGACGGGTATGATAACATGAGTACCTGGCCAGACCAGATGCGAGAGAGAGTAAAAACAACAGATACACTTGAAGCAGAAATAGATACTTTAAATAATAAAATTGAAAATAACAACGAGCAGTTTGATAATATATATGATGCAATAGTAGAGAAGGGTCAATCTCCTGATAAAGAAGATATAGACACTTATGCTGTAGCCATTAGGAATATAGAAACAGGTGAAATATCATTAAAAATCCCTAACTTGGCATACTTCTTTTATAATAATTATAGAGATCTTGACACCTATTGGGTGTTAGTTACATCTGAGGTTTACTCGATGGAAAAAATGTTAAAGTATGTTACAGTAGATCCTGGTAAGGAATACACTCTAGATATAAGTGGCTTAAATGGAGAGAGTGCCAGACAGATATTTCAAGGTTTTAGGCCAAATTCTACAGGTTCTGTTACAATAAAATTAAAAGTAACAGACAATGTAACTTCCATTAAGAAGCTGTTTACCTATGATGATACCAATGAAGGAACATGGGGTGCATCAGGCAGAAATATAGAATTTAAATTTACGGATGAATCAGATGTTTCAAACTTGGTTGACTTGGAGTCAGCATTCATGGGACATACATTTGGAACAATTGACTTGAGTAAATTAGAAGGTGTGCCTATTACATCTCTAGTTAAACTCTTTAGATATAGTGCTGCAGATAGTTTAATCATTCCATTAAACACAGAAAACATAGAAGACTTCCAATATGCATTTAGTTACTTAAATTATAATATATCAAAGTCACTTGACATAGACTTGAGTACATGGATATTTAAAGAAGGAGTAACTTTACTTTCAACTTTTCTTAATTGTAGAGCCAATTCAATCTCCTTTAAAGAAGGTACAATCTTTAAAGGATGTAATATGCGTTCCACTTTTAATGGTTGTACTAAATTAACAAATCTAAAGGTAAACATCCAAGATGATGAAGATACAGTGGCAGAAAGCTACATGTACACTTTCTCTGGATGCAGCAATCTTGTGGAAATAGATAGTGATGCAGATTTTACACTTAACTCTACAACGATGGAGTATATGTTTAACAATTGCAGTGTATTGACAACTTTGCCTGCTATTAATATATACACTAGTAATACTAAAACAACGCTTAGTAAGATGTTTTACCAATGTTTTAAATTAAAGGAAGTCAACATAAATATAATTAACAGTGGTCAGATAGCTGTTGACAGTATGTTTTATAGGTGTGGAGAACTAGAGAACATTAAAGGAAATTTAGATCTTTCTGGTGCCATTAATACAAACTTATTTTCCAATTGTACAAATCTAAAAACCATAGAGACAAGTGGTGGTTTATATACAAAGATTACTACCAGTTCTGTCACTTTAGATCTTAGTGCCTCATCAGTATTTGATATAGAACACTTTTTAAACCAGTTAGCATCCAATGATACAGGTTTGACACGTATAATTAAGCTTTCCGCTACAGTATATAATGGCTTGACAGATGAGGTTAAGGAACTTGCTACTTCCAAGAACTATACATTGTCAAAATAAGGAGGTTGCCATATGATAAAAAAGGTTTCTGACAAATTCATAGAATTAATGCCTGAAGATAATAAATTATTGATGGATAGTGAAAAACAAGAAGTCTTTGAAAAAATTATCTGTAAGCCAGGAGATGAAGATAATTTCATAGAGATAAAAAAAGATGAAGCATTGGCTTTAAAAGATGAGTATACATCTAAATTAAAATCTTCCCAAAATCTGGAATATAGTATAGACAGTTAGGAGGATAATATGCAATGATTGAAATAGGTATTAACAGTTATTTTACACTTGATGAAGCAAATAAAATAATTAAAACATTAATCAGCACAGATCCAGCAGTAGAAATCTGGAACAACTTGTCAGATGATGATAAGGAATGTTTAATATTAAATGTAACGGAGGAATATGATAACACAGAGTGTTACTATAGAGGTCATAAGGTTGATAGTAACCAGACATTACAATTTCCCCGTTATATAAACGGAAATATAATTGAATGTCCTAGTAAAATAAAGAAGGGCTTATTGTTACAAGGTCTACGAGCATTAAAATTAGATAACACGGAAGAAGCTCAGATGCGTGAACAAGGAATAGTGTCATTTAGTGATGGTTCTGGTGCAAAGGTGGAGTTTAGTGATTCATTTATTGATAAACAATCTGGCACTGGAATATATAATGATATTTGGAATAAATATTTCAGAGAATATTCGGAGTTAGGAAGAATCATTGCATTTTAGGAGTGATACAATGATAACCAGTTATTGGAATTTAGTAAATTATGAAGAATACAATGGAATAGGAGTAACGGGACAGCCACAGTATAAAGAAACGAAGCAACTAAAGGCATTAAGATTAAGAGGTACCACTTCTATAAATTATGCTGATGACGGTGATTCCACTTCTGCATCATATGTATATAAAACAATTGACCATATAGTTCCAAGGTCTCGTATTAACGGAAGAGAGGTAATAGACTGTGTTAAGGTGGAGGGCTTTGGTAGGAACTGTGGATACATGAGTTACGTGAAATAGGGTGATATAATTGGCATTTTACATAGATGTGTTAGACACTAGTACACATGATTTCTACTATAACGTTGAAAAGGTTGTACAAGAGGGTTTAAACGAGGTCATTAAGAGGGTATTAAAGATTGATGATCTTGACTTAAAAAACGATAGATATGACAGAGGTCGGTTTGTTTCCATCAATCCTAACACAAAAGACATTAGTTTTGATTATGCAGACCAACTTGCTGGTATAACAGCAGCAGTAAATAGTAAGTTTGCAGAAGAAATCTTGGAGCGAGCAAAGTATTATTGTCCAAAGGACACTGGGAAACTAGCAGACAGTGGCAAGATACAGTATAATCCAGATGGTACTTGCAGAATCTACTTTGATGCATACTATGCTTGGTATGTACATGAACTTGCTTGGAAGATGCATAAATTTCCTACATGTGATCATTTCCTTACACGTGCCATTTACGAGGTGGAAAAGTTGCATGGTATAGGATGGGCATAGGAGGTTAGTAATGGATACAACTACATCATTATTTGAGCATGTAAAAAATAGATTGCCAACAGGTTTTGGCTTCGGAGATGATGATAAGATAATAGATAGTAACTTGGTTCCTAATCACCAGACATCCCAACAGAGTATACGGGAGGATCACGAGGGTGATGTAGGCATTTTTGAAATGAACTCCTCTACATACGACTTTAGTAAATTTATGCATGGAATGATTACCGAGGTACAGGTTGCAGTAGTAACAAAGCAAGGAAATATAGAAGAAGCAAGAAAATATTTATTGAGTTTACTTAAAAATTTACAGAGTGATATTAAGTCAAGTAGCATTTACATTTATAATTGTGACTTGGTAAACTTGATACCACTTGGTAAAAATAGTGTAGGCTTCCAAATGGTTTCTATGGTACTATCCATTAAATATATAAACATTTAATTAAAGGAGAGATTACAATGGCAAACGTTGACATCACAAAGATTGTCCAGCCAGGACAAGACAAGGTGAAGATATATCATAAGATAGTAGAATCTCAGCCAACAGATACAGTAACTTTTGCAGATGGTGACTTAGTAACATATCTGTCCGACTTAGGGGATATGGGTGCAGAGAAAGATACACAGGAGATCGACTTGTATCATTTAGCCAACACAGCTAAGATTACCACAGGTAGTACATTAACAGATCTTGAGTTTACAGAGGCTCTTACAAAAGATGCACTTGATGCCATGCGAAAGGCATATAAGGATGGTTCCTTCATGGTTACCGGCATGTTTGACACAAACGGAGATCTTCTGTACGGTTGCTTTGGTCAGATTAGTGCTTGGGGTATGACATTACCAAACGGTGATACGGCTACCTTAACTTACACTCTGGCTCTAAGTGATGATGAAATAAAATGTGAGCAGCCATCCGCAGCATAGTAAAAAATAAGATAGGAAGGAGGAGGTAACATGATGTTACCTCCTCTCTGGAGGAAAAACATAATGGGAAGAAGCAACTTGACAACCAGATTCCATGCTGGAGTCATTGGTAAGTTTGAGAAACAGTTTATTAAAAATTACAAGGAAGAAAACGGTGAGTCATTTAAAGGAAATGTTCTTTCCTATATTACTTTAGGAGTTATACAGAGGAAACGAATTCCTGACATAAATGATTGCCTTCTACTTATAAAATTAGGAAATGGAAAAGATTGTACAGATGAATATGCAGAGGAAAAGTTGTCTGCATGGTTAGAGAATGAAGACAATAGAGATCGAGGATTAACAGGTGCATTTTGTGACTTGTGCAAGGATATGTGTTTGGACTTACCAATTAACAAGCCATTCAGAGATCAAGTAAATGGACTAGAAGAGTTAATAAATGGAACACAGGAAACAATGAGTAAACTTTCAGATATGATAATGAATCTAAAAAACATCGTCGATAAAAACAAAGAAAATCTTGCTGTAGATAATAAAGATACACAAGAATAATAAGAAGCTGGTGTATATTTTATTATACACCAGCTTTTATTTTAGGGGTGCATCATGAGTATAATAAATGAGTTTAAAATTTATGATCTGCTTAATTACGAAGCAGTGAATAATATAAATATACTTGAAGCTTTGCAGTGTGGCAATATTTTTGTTGTAATAGACTTAATAGAGATAGGTAGACAATGTTCTCCAGAAGAAGCTGAGGAAACTTTTGAGGAGCTTATAAAACATAAAGATCTGTCCGAGATATTTAGTGAGATTGCAATAGATATAATAGGAAAACAAGCCAGTGAGGATGAGGAATGTGTGAGCGGAGACACAGATCCAACAGATCTAAGCATGACCAGCATCTTGTACGACTTCTATAATCAGATGAAATCTGTGGGAGATCCAATTACATTTACAGAATTTAACAACATGTCAACTAAGTTCATGTACAAGTATGCTGAGGGTATACAACAGAGATATATTTATGATAAAAATAAGAAATTTAGAGAGGACTACGAGAGTACCGCGATGATGCTTCAAGGTTTAGCTGGTAAATTAAAGGAATGTCCTCAACTTGATCCAGATGGAACACTTCATAAAGAGTCCATACAAGATAAAATCAAAAAATTAAAAAGTAAAGGAATGGGTTAAATGGCAAACACGGTAGAGGGAAATGTTAAGGTCAACGTGGATATGGACTTTAGACAGAATGTAATGAAGCAGTTTAGTGAAGTCAACAGTCTAGTCCTATCAGCCATGAATGATACATTAAAGGTAACAGATGATCAGATAAATTTAATTTTTGATAAAATAGTTGATCTTATGAAACTTGCAGATAGTAGTGATCCGTCTGTTACAATAGACCAATTAAATAATGGTATAGGCATTTTGCAGGAAAAACTTGCAGAAATAATAGAGAATAGAGACTTCAATTCAATATATAGTGGCATTGAAAATATTCAGAATGAAATTGATAATTTGGATGCTGCTACGTACGAGGATATTATAGAGACGACCAGAGAATGGTATGCTGAGCTCCTTAAAATTAGGTTTGAGCTTTTAAATATAGGTACTCTACCAGAGGAGACTATTAATACATTAGAGGCAAAGATCCAGACTTTGGCTGGAGACATTGGTAAAATAATGGCTGCGGCAGATTTTTCCAAAACATCTTTGGAGTCAGATGGTTTTGACTCTGGAATAGAAGCATCTCTAAAGGAAATTAGTGATTTTATCATTAATGGATTAAATAATCCTTTAAATGTTACAGATGACCAGTTAGCATCTGTAAATAGACAAATGACATCTCTTAGATACATTGTTGCTACTAGTGGTCCGTCAGAGTTTACAGATCAATTGATTAAGAGTCTTGACATACTAGATAGTAATATTAAGCAGTTAGTTAGTAATAGGGACTTTGCAAGTATATATAATGAAATTGAGCGCATTGGAAACAGCATTGAAACTTTTAGTACCACCAATTTTGAGAAAGTAACAGAGGAAACACAGAATTGGTACAATGAACTAGATGAAGTACTTGCAAGATTAAAGGGAATGAAAGGTTTATCTGGCAGTACACTTTCCTATATACATGATGAGCTAGCCAGACTTACATCAGAAGTAGATAACATTAAAGAAGCCAGTGATGCAAGAGAAAAAAACGCTGATGCAGCCAGAAAGGAATCAGAAGCAAACAAGGAATCTACCTCCATTATAGACAAGTACATTGATAAATTAAAGGAGTTACAAGGATTAACAGGTAAATCTGGTAAACTTGACTTTGCTGTTGTTAAAGAAGCATTTAAAAATTTACTCGGTGGAGAGACATCAGAAAAAACATTAAATGATATGAGCAATCAGTTTAATGTACCAGTAGACAGTATAAAAGAACAGATAAAATCTGTCCAAGATGCATTGTCAGAGTTCTTAAAAACAGGTTCACTTTCTGAGACTACAGTTACAAGTATTACTGCTGCATTAGGTCCGCTTGGTGCAGCAATCCTGATTGTTTATGCAGCATTTAAGGCTTTAAATGTAATAATAAAATTAGTAAATGAAGCCATTAAATTATTAGATAAAGGATTAAAATTATGTATAGAAACATGTAAAAAGGTTATAGATACATTCGGTGATGGATTGAAGGAAAGTTTTGACTTTACAATAGACATACTGGATGAGTTCAAGGATATAGTTGAGGATGTAATAGACAAGGTCAAAGAGCTGTCGGAAGCAGGGGAACAGGTTGAGGATGCTTACTACCAGATGTCTGCATTGATAGGATCAGATGCTACAGACTCCTTATCCGACTTTGCAGATGAACTTGAGAGGATACAAGGTATTAGTAGTACAAATCTTATGTCAACTCTAAACGACATTACTGCAGCAACTGCAGCAATGGGGCTTGGTGGAGAAGACTTAGTTTCCGCTTCAGAAGCACTTACATTAGTAGGTCAAAACTTAAGTATTTTTGCTGGAAGCTTTGAGCAGGCAAGTGCTGACTTAGGAAACGCAATCAGCAAAGGATATATAGGTCGAGCATCTTCCTTGTATAAGGTCTTTACCAAGAATGAACTTACAGAGTTCAAATCATTAAACAGTGAACTTGAGCGTTATAATTATATTTTGGCAAGATCTAGTCGTATATCCGACATGTATAATAATTACCTTGAAACAAGTTCTGGAAAGATTGAAATCCTTCGCCAGCGATATACACAGTTGATGAACAATGTTGGCTTGATTGCAATGAAGATATATGCTGCTGTTGCTCCTATACTTACCAATATATTAAATGTCGTAAATGGTATAGTAGAAGGCATAATGAAATTGTTTAATATAGAGCCAGAGTCTGTAAATTTAAACTCGGTTGCAGATAATATTTCAGAATCTCTTAAGAATGTAGGAGATTCGGCTGCGGATGCCTCAAAGAAAACAGCTAGTTTTGATGATGTTATACAATTAGATTCCGATGATACAACCAGTTCCCTTGATAAACTTGATTATAATAGTGTACAATCAGTTCTTGACAGTATATTAAATGGAGAGGAAAAAGCAAAATCTGAATGGGACTTATTAATAGAGCAGATACAGAAGGACTTGGCAAAGAAAAATTTCTTTGCTGCTGGCAGAGATCTTGTTGACTTCATAAATAATAAATTGGCAAGTATTAAATGGGACGAGGTTAAGCAGAAGGCAACAGAGGCTGGAAGAGCCATAGCAGAGTTCATAAATGGTGTTACATCCAACAAGGATCTTGCTGGTAATGCTGGAATGACACTTGCAGAATTAACAAACACCATATTTACCTTCCTTGACAATATTGCAAAAACTCTTGACTTTAGACAACTAGGAGAGTGGCTTGGAGCTGCTTGGAAAAACTTCTGGAATACTCTAGACGCCAGTCAGATCGGATCTACATTGTATGATTGGTTTATTGGAATATTTGACTTAGTGTCCGGCTGGCTTTCTGAGGGTGGCTTTGTTCCTCTGGCATCCAAGTTAGCAGAGATCATTAATAATTTCTTTGGAAACATATCTGAAGATGATATAGGAAATATTGCAGATACAATAATAGGAGTACTTGACAATGTATTTGAAGCCATAGATACATTCCTTTCCACTTTAGACTCTAAGAATATAAAGGAAAAAATCCTTGACATAGTTTCCAAACTAGTGAATGGGTTTAAAACTAATGCAAGAGACTGGGGTGAGACACTTGGATCACTAGTTAAAGGAGTTCTTGACTTATTAATTTCCATAATAGGCACAGCTGATAAAAGTGGGCTTTCATCTGCTATAGAGGAATTTCTGGATGGACTTGATCTTTCAGGTATATTAATAAGAGTTTTAGGATTAAAACTCATGATCTGGTGGAACGTCTTTAGGGCAAAACTTTCTGGCATGTGGGATATATTGTCTGGTTTAATTGAGAAAGGATTGTCTACATCATTAAGTGGTGCTTGGACTATAATTAGTAATTGGATAACAAAGAAATTAGATTGGATAAAGGAAAAAATTTCTGGTTTAAACTTATCCGGAACAATAGGTACATTATTAAATAATATAATAAACACTCTATCAAATGGATGGAATGGAATACAAACATGGATAGACAGTAAATTAGGATGGATAACAGATAGTATTTCCAACTTTGACTTAATTGAAACAATTAGATCAGTCTTGAGTAAAATACCAGACGCTCTGTCGGATGGATGGAATGGAATACAAACATGGATAGACACTAAATTAAATTGGATAAAAGAAAAAATCTCCAAGTTTGACTTGTCAGAAGCCATTAGTACAGTAATAAATAATGTACTAGATGCATTAAAGAAAGGCTTGAGCAATATAACAGAGTGGCTCGGCAATGTTATACCATCTGGTTTGACTTCTCTGTTTTCAACAAAGAACACTGCAGAAACATCTGTGAGCGTTCCAAAACTTGCCAATGGGCAGATTGCTACTAGGGCTACCATTGTAAAAATAGATGATGATGCAAGGATTCCATTAGATAGTAACACACAGTGGATGGATAGACTTGCAAATAAGCTGGCAAGCAAGATAAAAGAATCTCAGACACAGGTAAAAAATAATGTTACAATAGATATGAGTAAATGTACAAAATCTGTTTATACAAGATCCGAAATGTTAGCCATGGGACAACAGTATGCTCAGGCTCTGAAACTTGCTGGTTTAAATGTGTCAGTTGTAAAATAGTATATACAAAAGGAGGTGTGTTTTGACACACCTCCATTAAGGGGTGAATAATATGAGTTTTTTTAATGACTTTACAGTAATTACGGATAAAATTCAAATCAACGGTGAGTCTATGCCATTAACATCGGAGCCAGTAACAATAGAGTTCAACAATATTTCCGATGGTGGTCGACTTGCAGATGTAGTAGATTACGAGGGGGACTTAAAGGGTGTTAAGGTAAATATAAAACTTAAATACACTATCTTAAATAAAGAACATTATGATAAGGTGTTTAGTGCTACACAAGGGGCATATTTGAATGATAAGGGATTCTTCATGGAAATTAAGGTACCTACCTATACTCCTCTTGGCATCCAGACATACAAAGGTTACTTTATGTCCAGCCATACTCCTGGATGTACTAGAACAACAGAGGATAAATATTATGCCACGGGGGATAGCAGGTATGACTATGGTGGATCATTGTATGATGAATTGCATGAAGATGTGGAGTTTAGTTTTGTACAACAGTAATTAAAGGTGGGTGCTTAAATGTTAGATAAGGTACAGAGAGTAAAAACTGAAATAATCTTTACTTTTAAAGATGGTCAGACATATGAACTTCCTCTAAGGAAATATAATAAAGATGATATTAGTACATACGGAACAGGTATTAGTCTTGATGAAAAATTGTACGAGCCAGACTCCACAAACTTCATCGGTAATATTTCTGCAAATACATTAACCATTGATGTTACTAGCAGAGACAAACTCTTTGTGTCAAGTAATAAAAAAAGCAAGTACTATGGGTTAATGAATGATTCAGCTGTTGTTGAGATATATTGTACATCTGTTGAGGATAGTAACAGAGTTTATATGGGAAGGTATTTTGTTAATGCTTGGGAGAATGGTACAAGTAGCAGTGATATATATAGCGTTACAATCACTTGTATTAACTTGTTTGGAAAAATTAAAAACATCTCTTTGACAGAACTCTCCATTAAACGTAACATGACATTTAAAGAGTATTTAGTAGCAGTTGTCAAAAAACTTAACTCTCAAGTTTCTTCTAATATGCAGATAAATTATAGAGATAGTGACTTAGAAATATTCAAATCAAACAAAGAGTTTTCGGATGTTTACTTTAATAATATAGATAGAAGCACCATAGAAACCATATTCAACACTATCTCCCAGTCAAGCATATCTTACCTTTGGATAGATAGACAAGGATATTTAAAGGGAGATTGCTTGCTTGATGATAAGAATGAGCAGCCAGTAACAAGCTTGTCAGGTTTAGTAAATCTGGAATCTTATGAAATCCAGGATCTAGACATTACAAACTATTCTGGCATAAAATCGACATATATAAAGAGTGTTTCATACAATGATTCTGAGGTTCTAAGCTTGAGTAATCTTCAGCTTAACAAGGGTATTAACACAATTTCGGCTACTCTTTATAACACCAAAGTTATTAATATACAGAGAATCTCGATAGAGATAGAGGAAGGAACAGGAATATGCTATACTTATAATTATTATAAAGACTCAATAAAGATGGAAATTTACAGTTCTGTATATACCACCAATGCTACCATAAATGTTTACGGAACAGTAATGGATGAAGCAACAGACACCCTAGAATTATATAAGGATACAAGTAACAAAGGAAACTTGCTTGAGCTTGAGAACACAATCTTAAAGGGTAAATATATAGACACTTTTACAGAAGGAATGTTGCAGTTAATTTCTCTAGATAACAATATAGTAATTGCTACCGGATACATAAATCCGGCTGTAAACGTGGGGGACATGGTTAGTGTTTATGGGAGAAGCTTGGAGGTAGATGGTGTTTACAAGGTAATTTCCCTTTCCTTTACATTAGGATCTAGTTACCGATGTACTGCTAAACTTATAAGAACGGTAGAGATCATTCCTAGTGTAGATAGTCTGTGTTATGATGATAATATAGCAGTAATAAATATGATTAACGGTGTAAATATTAGTAACTATACCTTTGAGATATTAACAGACAAGAACGAAGAGATTGTACAGGATAAATTAGGGTCTGAGCTATCATCTTTAGAGAGTTACTTATAGGAGGTAAGGAAATGTCATCTAATAATTCAGAATATGTGTTTAATAATAAATCATTGATTGATAAGAGTACATCTTGGCAAGTTTCTACAGGAAACATAGACTTTGGTGATATAATTGTAATGGAGGCAGGTTCCTCTTGTAAGGTTACATTAAATATAAATAAGCAACTCCAAGCATTAAAGGTTGCAATCAGTGTTACAAACACGGATGGGTCAGAGTTAACAGATAGCAGTCATAGGTTTGGAATGTGTTTGTCTGTTAAATATACAGAGGATAACACTTCAAAATTATTAAATGAGATAGTATTTCCCAAGTTTGACTATGAAGAATTGATAGTAGACAAAATATTAAGTAATAGTAACATAGTAGACTTAGGAAACAAACAAGTAAAAACCATAGAGGTTACCATGTTTAATAAGTATGAATTTACAGTTATAATTAACTCTGCTTCCTTATATTATAGTACATCATCCATAAATGAGGAGGTAGTCAGTAACATAGTTGAAGAATCTGTTAGTGAAGCCATGTCAGATCAGTTTGTATCCAATTATGATCAAATGGTAAAGGATAATGGTACCTATATTGAGGTAAGGACATCAGATCCAGACTCCTTGGAACTTTATTCTGGCAGAATCTGGCTAAGAGAGGACTTGGTGAACTAGAATGGCATCTAATACAACAGGAAACATAGGTGATTATGAAATACTTGAGTTTCAACTAGGAGATAATATCTTTGCAACCATACAGGCAACCAGTAAGGACTTTGGTGAGTTTACCTTTCATAAATTAATAGAGGTAAACGGAGTAAAAATAAGAGGTAACGGTGAAATGTATGCAGATGCAAAGGACTTTGTATGTTTAACAGATGAACTTGTTACTTGGTCAGACTTCTTGGCCCAAACGACAGGATACGACTTGGCTCCTCGCGTTTCGCAAGGAAGGATTACATTTAGTCCTGATATAACAACCATAGCATCCAAATTCCTCTGTGGTTTTTGGTATGAAGCATTAGAGTTGCCATATTCTTTGACAAGTATAGGAGACTTTGCATTTAGTGCAGACAGTATAGAATCAGGTATTGATTCAAGAACTAATAAATTAAAACGTTTAGAGATCCCAGAAAACGTAGTCCATATAGGTAAAGGGGCGTTTAGTTACAATGCCAACTTGACATCCATAGTATTTTATAATCCAAATTATATATTGGAGGACTATACAGAAAACGTTAGATACGGTATATTCTGGTTGCCAGTCAACTGGGGGGACTGGTTAGACGCAAGCGGAAACCAAAAAACAGGTGTTGAAGCTGTAGATAACATAAAAAACTTTGATTGGGTTAATAAATATAATAGATATATAGTAGACTCTGTGAGAGCATACATTTATGTACATAGTAATAGATCCAAGGAACCAGTTAAGATAGGTTTATATAATCAAGGAGACGTTGGAGTGTACATTAATGATATAGTAGGATACTTGTATGCTAAGGTGGTTCCAGTAACAGATACGTTTGCCTCCCCTGTTAGGATCTATACCAAAAAGGGTATTAGGGCATTAAGATATTAAAATGTATTTAGTGCTTGACATTTTAGCATTTTTGTGGTATAATAAAAAATAAGAAGGGAGGGAATAAGGGAATGGAAGACAAGACATTAAAATGGATCAAAGCGGCAAGTGTAAGAGCCATAAAAACAATGGCACAAACAGCTGTGGCTATGCTTCCAGCAGCGGCTACAATAACAGCAGTTGATTGGGTCTGTGTTGTTGGAACAGCAGCATTGGCTGGAGTAGTTAGTATACTTACATCTTTGGCAGGTTTACCAGAGGTTGAATAAGAGGAGGGCATAAAGGTATGATAATCAACATTCATGCAGGTCATAATCCAGCAGGTTTAATAGGTTGTGGAGCAGTAGGTTTAATCAACGAGTCAATAGAGGATAGACGAGTCAAGGATGAAGCAGTTAGACAGTTAAGATTACTTGGTCATACAGTTTATGATTGCACGGTTAACAATGGAACATCACAAAGCGACATCCTAAAAAAGATAGTGGAAAAATGTAATAAAAACAGTGTAGATGTAGATGTAAGCATCCATTTCAACTCTGGGGCAAAGGATGAAAAAGGTAACGGAAAAACCACGGGCACCGAGGTATATGTTTACTCTGATAGTTCTAAGGCAAAAACATATGCAGAAAAGATTGTTACAGAAATTTCAAATCTTGGCTTTAAGAATAGAGGAGTTAAAACATCAAAGAATCTGTATGTACTTAAGAACACAAAATCACCAGCATTGTTAATAGAGTGTTGCTTTGTTGATGATGCAGATGATGCAGCATTATACAACTACAAAGATGTTGCATCTGCCATAGTTAAAGGCTTGACAGGTCAAGTATTAAATGAAACATCAGCATCAAGTAAAGATACATCAAGTAAAGAGGGTGCTGTTTATCGGGTACAGGTAGGAGCATTTAGTAACAAGAGTAACGCGGAGAAATTAAAGAATGAGCTTGAGAATAAAGGGTATAGTGCAATAGTTGTGGAGGGTTGACTATGCTGGCTACAGAGAAGCAGAGAGGCAAAGGTGTAAACTTTGATAGGATCAGGAGGATCACCGGTTACTTGGTAGGATCATTAGACACTTGGAACGGATCTAAGCAGGCTGAAGAAAGGGACAGAGTAAAACACTCTGTTTAAAGGGGAGAGCAGTGAAAATAATAGATGACATGAACAACTCCATAGTTAGTATTTTGGGTACAACATACTCGATAGAGTTCAGATCAGAGGATAAAGATAGTAAACTTAACAACTTTGATGGATACATTGATTCTACAATTCATAAGATAGTAATTAGGATAATTGACAGAGAAGATGATACAGTAGATGATCTTGAGATACACTACAAACGAGTTCTTCGGCATGAAATATTACATGGTTTTTTGTTAGAGAGTGGCTTAAATTCAGAATGTGATTGGCATACAGAAGAGATGGTTGACTGGTTTGCATTGCAGGCAGACAAGATATATAGATGCTTCAGCAATAAATATTTAATATAGTTTAATAAAAATAATTATTTGAGGGTCAAAATTTTGGTGGATTTTTTAATTGGTGTTTTTGGAGAAATTTTAGAAGTTAAAAAATCGGCTATACATTGATAAAAAAATCCACCATACATTAACAGTAACATTAAGGTGATTTTCAACATTTTTTGGTAAAAATCTACCTCCCTGATAAATTAAAAATAAAGAATCTCAAAAAAATAGGCATGATAAAAAACTCGCGACAGTTGACATACATTGAAATTTAGTATAAAGGAAGAAAGAAGAGGGCGTTAATGAGTGACATTACCATCAGCCAGATAGCAGATATATGTAAAATAATCAGTGCAATTATAGTATGTTTTGGTGGTTTAGCTGGTGTATTCAAGGTAATAATGGATAGATACATGAAGCCAGTAAATGATCGACTAGACAGAATGGAGCAAGCACTTAGTAATCAAAGTATAGACATACAGAATAATAAACATGATACAGAGGATATAAAGAATAGTCTTAATAATTTAACCAGTGGATACAATGAACTAAAGAAAGCAACAAAGTCGAATAGAGAGTTAGACGAGCTTGTTGTTAAAACACTTAGGGTTCTGGTAGAGTCATCTGGAAACTCCGAGATCAAGGGAGAATTAGATGCTTATCTTATACATGAAGCAATCGTATAGGAGGTTTATATGGACAATACACAGATAACACTCCGGGCAGAGGATCTGGGGAAGATGTATGGAAATTTACTTATTGATACAGCAAAGATGGAAAAACAACACCATGAGGAAATGGAGGTACTTAAGAAGCAGCTGGATAGTACCAAGAAAATCCTTTTAAGCATTATTGCTGGCTTGACAATCATAATTTTAGCATTAATAATAGGTGCCACCATAGTGTTTAGTAGTATTACACTTGAAATTAATATAGGGGAAACATCCGGAACTTATGGAGACATAACATTGTCAGATGAAGCAAGTTTAGATAATAGTTCCAGCAATGTAGAAGGAGATCAAACAAACAATTTCTTTGAAGGGAATGATAATAATGGCTACAATTAAGATAAATCAGCATGTACATGCTGTAGGCGGGGCATATGCATACACTAGATCATACACCAACATAAAACTTAGTACAGGAAAACAGCAGCTAAACATTAGTAATAAATCCAGCAAACAAACTAGAAATCCAGTGAAACAAGGAAATAAAGGTAACAAAAAATAAGGATCGGAGGGTGATCATGAAATGAACCTAGTAGACAGGGAAGATTTAAAGGATATATCCTCCTTTATAAGGTCCATATCACCTTCCACAGTAGAAAAGATATGTGATAGTTTAAAATTAACGGGGTTAGATAGAGAGGTCTGGCTCTTGAGATATAGAGATAAACATACCATTGAGGAGGTTGCAGCAGAGTTGCATACTTCTGTTGCAACAATAAATAGGATCATACAGAAGTTAAAAATAATGATTGCATTAGAGTTAAGCTTAATTTCATCTTAGTAATTAAGGAGGCATATAAATATGCCTCCTTTTTATTAGTTTAATCAAGGAGGCATATAAATATGCCTCCTTTCTTTTTTGATATAAAATTGATATTTTTATAATATTTATAAGATATTGATATAAATGAATGTGGTTGTATAATAAATGTATAAGGAGGAAAAGAGTATGAGCTATTATAATTTATATAATATACCATCAACAAATGCCAGTATGCCCTATATGCCACAATATACACAGTACCCCATGTACCAGCAACCACAAGTTTCCCCTATGCAGCAAGTTCAGCCAGTCCAACAGGTTCAACAGGCTCCACAACTTAATAATAGGGTAGACTTCACCGGAGTTATAGTGAATGACTTTGAGGAGGTAAAAACTTATCCTGTACCTTTAGGTGGATTAACATTACTACTTAATAAGAAAGACAGAAAATTTTATCTAAAGAGCTTAAATGATTCCGGTTTACCTATTATAGAGACTTATACTTTTGATTCAATCACCGGAGACACCAAGGAAGAATCTATTAACATTAAGGAATTAAGCAAGCGACTAGACGATATTGAGAAACGTTTAAGAGTTGGTAGCAAGGAGAATAGAAATGAGTCTGTTAGATAATATTGGAAACAATACCATTAATACACGAAGCAATAGTTTTAATAATAGAAACACTTTAATAAATAATGTGGCAACTTTAATTAGGAACTCTGGCAAGTCTCCTAAGGAACTAGCAGTAGGATTGATGCAAAACAATCCAAACATGAATGGACAGTTGGTTTCCTTCCTTAGACAGAATGGAATTAAGGATGATGAAATAAATCAACTAGGCATTAAATATTAAGAAAGGAGGCAATATCATGGAAGGCGGATCAGCTTTGGATATTGCAAATGCAGTAGGTAACATGGTAGGCAGAGAGAATGATGGGGTCTTTGGTTCCGGGGGTGGAATCTGGCTTTTAATCATTCTGTTCTTTATAATGTTTGCAGGTGGCGGTTATGGTGGCTTTGGTAACAGTGCTTCCAACCAAGTAACCAATGACTTCCTGTTTAATAATCTGAGCCAGACATTAAACCAAGGGTTTACACAGGTGGCAAATCAGAGCTTCGGCATTCAGAATGCTCTTTGTCAGGATTTTGCTCAGGTTAATGCAAATCTGGCAGAGGCTCGCTACAATCAGGATAGATGTTGCTGCGAGACAAACAGAAACATTGACTCTGTAAGATACGAGAACGCTCGTAACACTTGTGATATAATCACAGCAAACCAGGCGAATACACAGAGAATAATAGATTATATGCAGAATGAAAAGATTGATGCATTAAGAACAGAACTCCAGTCAGCACAGTTACAGTTGAGTAATAATGCTCAGACAGCAACTTTAATTAATCAACTTAGACCATTTCCAATTCCATCATATATAACTTGTAGTCCATACGTAAGTAGCTATGGTTATGCATATGGAAGCGGTTGTGGATGTAATGCATAGCATAGTATAAATTCCCTACATACAAAGGAATAAATAAGGAGGCAGATAGAGTAAAACTAATCTGCCTCCTACAAAGCATGTTTAATATAAATCAACACTCAACATGGTTGAAATGTATTGAAATTTTGACTAAAAATTTAAGGAAGTGATACATAGTATGTTAGAATTAGTCAATAGTGTAAACCAGACCATATCATCTGGAGGATCTGTCAATCTTGGAGATATAAAGATAAAGACAAACTGTGAAGCAAGTGTTACAAGTTCTACCACATTAAACATTAGAGAACCAGGTCTTTACAGGGTTAGTGTTCTTGGCAACATAGGAGCTGCTGCTACACAAGCAACACTTTCTCTTGTTGATACATCTACAAACATAGTGGAGCCAGGCGGAACAGCAGGCTTTTCAGGTACATCATTAACAAATACATTGACTTTCCCTTTCAGCATTGAGGTTGTAGTGCAAGTTAGACCATCTTGTGCTGTAATAAATAATACAAGACATTTTAAATTAGTAAATGGTGGCACATCATCCATAACCATCAGCAATCTAAATGTAATAGTAACACGGTTAGACTAGGTGGTGTTTATATGATGGATAGTAATGAAATGGTTCAACTCTATGCATATCTCATGGATGAGGTGGAGGGCTTTAAGGATTATAGTGCAATGTCCTATAAATATAAGCTTTCAAACAATTCATCTCTTGCCTCTACATTCCAGCAAATGGCACAGGCAGAGAAGGGTCATGCAGAAGCATTGTTAAAAATGATAAATGAGCATCTGTCAAAGTCAGAAAACAGTGAGTTAAAGATGTTTATTAAAGAAATTAACAGTTATGTATTGAAAGATATACAATAGGAAAAAATTTACAATCAAAAATGTAAAAAATTTAGGCATCTCTCTTGACAAGAATGAATAAATATGATATAATATATATATATAGAAAATAAAACAAAGGAATAAATTGGTGTGACTTTTTCTTTTCATTTTTCAACTCCTCTTTCAAATGTTTTTGGTTTTGTGAGATTGTAGGGTTAACATTAAGTGTTGGCTCTACAATTTCATTTTACCAGATCGACCAGCAACTTTTAAATTAGTTGCTGGTTTATTTTATGTTAATATACACTCCCTCCAAAAATTTTATAAGAAATTTTATTTGAGGATCAAAATAAAATTTTCGCGGAAAACCAGAAGTTATAAAAAGGTGCTATGCATTGATAAAAAAATTTGATATACATTAACGGTAACATTAAGGTGATTTTCAACATTTTTTGATGAAAAATGGCCTCCTTGATAAACTAAAAATAAAGGTACACAAAAATAAAGACATCAAAAAATCTGATCTACAAAGATAAAAAATCAATATTACATTTGTGAAAAAATTTAATGAATAAAATGTCATACATTTGATAAAAAATTGAATGAATAGAGAGAAATAAGGTAAATGAATAGGGAGAAATAAGATAAATGAATAGAGAGAAATAATGTAAAGGAATAAAAACAACATACATTTATAAATTTTTGAAATAATGTTTAGTAACCAAAAATTTCGGCGTTACAGTCGACTAGTGAGAAAAACATAGTAACAGTACATAAAACAGATCTTTACATAAAACATAAATTTTTGAGATAAAATTAAGGAGCCAAAAATTTCGGCGTTACAGTCGACTAGTGATAAAAACATGTTACATTAAGCATTTAATTAAATATGCATGCAGTATGAAAAATTTTAATAATGTTTAGTAACCAAAAATTTCGGCGTTACAGTCGACTAGTGATAAAATATAAATATACATCTGCTTGTATAAAATGTATTTACACCCTATACACTTAAAAATTATATCTACATTTAAAATAATAAATGAATATAAATTTATAAAAATTAAAATAATTTTCCAAAAATTCCGACGCTACAGTCAACTAGTGATAAAATATAATAGCATAAATAATTTTCAATTTATAAATAAGTAAGTCATTAAATAAAATAAAAATTTAGGTGTAATGAAAAATAAAATTAAATAAATATACAATCTAAAAATTCATCTACAGTATAAATATATAAATATATAGAAATGTGCATAATATACAATCATTTCACACTATCATACAATTGATATTAAGAAATAAATGAATGTGAAATGATATTAAAACATAGAAAATAAAAATAATAGTTATGTGAAATGATTAAGGAATGTAATAAATAAAATAATAGGAATAAGAGAAATGTTATCTGTACATTATAAATTAAATAATAATGTTGTGTGAAATGTGAAAATAATAAAAATTTTTCAATGTTTTATAAAAATTCCGACGTTACAGTCAACTAGTTATTAAAATAAATATACATATAAATTAAATAATAGACAATTTAAAACATACACCTTTACATTACTTATTACCAAAATATAATTAAGCAATTAAAATCCAAAATTCTGAAGATGGTTGGTTAATTTTAATTAGTTTTTGGAGAAAAAATTGCCTCAAAAACTAATTTATTTTAATTAGTTTTTGGAAATGAAAAAATATTGGGTTTTTATTTTTTGGAAAAACGGTTGATTTTAGGGGGTTTTTGGAAAAAAATAATATAGTGAGAGGAAATTTTGAAAAATTGGTTTATTTTAACCAATTAGGATTTTCAGAAAATTGGTTAAAATAAACCAAAATCGAGCATTAAGTATAGAAATATACATAGAGAAATAAATCTACATGATAAAAAGTAATATACATGAAGAAATAAATCTGCATAGTAAAAATAAATATACATAATAAAAAGGAATGTACATCTAGAAACCAATAAAAACAGTATATTAAGAAATGATACTCCAAGAAGTCATATGTAATCTGATAAATAAAAATAAAGAGACTCCAGCAATCATATGTAATCTGATAAATAAAAATAAAGAGACTCCAGCAATCATATGTAATCTGATAAATAAAAATAAAGAGACTCCAGCAATCATATACAATCTGATAAATAAAAATAAAGAGACTCCAGCAATCATATGTAATCTGATAAATAAAAATAAAGAGACTCCAGCAATCATATGTAATCTGTACCTTTGAGAAATAAATCTGATGTGTCTGTGAGAATACATTGTTTTTGCAAAAAATTAGTGACATTAGTAAAAAATCACCATACACAAAGCAATTTCCAACAATAGACATTAAAAATTTAGTTTATTTTAAACATAGAAAATCTTTATATACAATGTAAATAAGAATGAAAAACATAAAGAAATTTTCCCTATATACAACAGCGAAATCACCGTAGACTTAAACGATATTCAAGCATTACCAAGGAAATGTTTATAAATAAACATTTCCTTTCTTTATCTACTTAAAATTTTAAATGTAAAAACATAAAGAAATTTTCCCTATATACAACAGCGAAATCACCGTAGACTTAAACGATATTCAAGCATTACCAAGGAAATGTTTATTTATAAACATTTCCTTTCTCTATCTACTTAAAATTTTAAATATAAAAACATAAAGAAATTTTCCCTCTACAATGATATTAAAATTTGCCTATTTTATATCATTTATAATATGAACATCTACATAATATAATAATTTGTTACAATGGTCAACATTTTCATTAACATACACTTTGCAAAAATTGACTTCAACTTCTACATTAATTTCAAATATAATTGACTCAACTTCTTGGGAAGGATATAGGAATTAATTGCAATGCTGCAAAATTAATTGACTTAAATTAAGGAGGTATTAACAAGGGTATGAAGTTCAATAACGTAATAGGAAATCCACCATACAACAGAGGTATGGATTTAGGCTTTGCAAACATAGGATATAATCTTAGTACAGACAATGTGGTACTTATAGTACCAGGCAAGTGGAACATGGTCTCTGATGACTGGAGCACAGCCAGCATAAATGTAGACTATAGAAAATTTAGAGAGAAGCTTGTGCCACATATGTATATAGTAATATATTATCCATGCAGCAAAGAGGTATTTCCAATTTACTTATCTGGTGGAATAACAATCTATGCAATAGACCATGATACACATGTTAAATGTAAAGTCATAAATAAATCAACCAAGCAACCATTATTAAATTCCACATCATTTAGGAGTTTATTGAATAGGAGTTCTTTGTGGAACATAGGCAGTCAAGTAATAAATCATTTAGGAGAATATAAATCATTTAAATTTGATTATGATACAGATAAAAATTACAAGGTAGTATATACAGATTCATATCCTGCTGGTGGCAGTTCACTTTGTTTAGATATAGGATACCTTGTAATTCCTTATTGCAGATTACTTGATACCAATGAGTATAGACAATCTACATTAAAAACTTCTATAGTAGCTTATAGTTCCGATAACAAAGATGAATGTAAATATTTTATATCTTATTTAGAGTGTAAATTAATCAAGCTGTTAATTATGGTCAACTTGCATTCCCGTCTAAGAGTCATTAGAAATGATAATTTCCGGTTTGTTCCGGAACCAATGGTTTTAGATGGTCAAGGGAATAAAGTGCCAGGCAGTTTTGATCATTATTATACAGATTCAGAACTTTATAAAACATGGAACATCCCACAAGAATACATAGATATAATAGATGCCATTGTTAGGCATAGAGATCCATTATATAATGATTAATACAAGTAATAAAAGATCAACTTAAAATGATCATGTAAATTATATTTATTTACATAGTACTTTCTTAGCCATACAATGATAGCAAAATTATAATCATATGTATTTATAGTAACCAGCCAGAAATTATACATGTAAAACAAAACAAGTAAATTTATTTATTTAATTTAATAAAAAAATTGATAAATAGGTTTGGCACTTAAGAAATGTTTAGTACAAAGGAAATAGGGGTAAAGATGGCAACGGGGGTTGTCATAACAGTAAAAAAATATAGAGTACCAAGAGGAGGAAAATTAACATGAGAGTCACAAAATCAGAGCTAAGAAACAAGCAGGCAGCACAGGTTATGCCAGTGGAGGGCAGTCAGTACCATGCAGAGATCACCATAGCAGACATAGTTACAGAAGATAGTAACATTAGCAAGATGCCAGTTTACTATGGTAAAGCTAGAGTAGACTATCAAGTAAAAGATAGATACGAGCAGAGAACCAAAAATGAAACAAAGGAAGATGTGAGGAGGCAGCTGTTGTTTCAGCTACCAAACATCCAAGTAACCAATGATTGGGCATTTCTTGATACCGATATAGACCATCATAGTTTTGGATACTTGGCAAGGAGAGATGGATTAGTACTTACTGCAAGGATAAGGGGTCATAAGGATGCTCCAAATGCTCCGGGAATTTGCTTGGCAGCCATAAGGGGTTTTGATGATACAGTTTATGAATGTTTCCGACCAGGCAGATGTAACAATACTTCCCAATACCGCTGGGTTGGTAATAACTGGACTAACATTGGATCTCTGGCAGAGCATTGGATAGTTGCATATGCTTGGGGTCTTCAGTATGATCTACACTGGGAAACATACGAGACACGTGGCATTGAATTATGCCATAGAAATGCAGTCAAGATCTACAAGGATAATATAGAACAATCCAAGATTGAATGTAATAATAGTATTGATAATATATATTGGGACTTTGCGGCATTTAATGGTGTATGTAGAGACTTAGAGGCTAAGATCAGAAATAGGTTTGCTTTACGTGAGGAACGTGTAAACATCCCAATGGATAGAGAAACATTTTATGTTTATGTTGGCATACTTGAGAGTATTAATACATGGGAGCTTCACCAAGAACGTGAGTTGCCATCCGCACTCAAACTTTATTTAAATATGCATCAAGAGATACCTGAAATAATAAAGATTATGCTTGAGAAACTTCCTTGGATGCCAAAAAATATACTAGCCGGAAAGAAAATAATTAGATAATTACCTCCTTCAAATAAAAGAGTCATAGGATAAAAATTCCTATGACTCTTTTTTTAATTTTCATAAAAAACTCTTGACAAAGGTGGTAATATAATATATAATAAATATATAAGGATGGTGGGGTATAAATGAGTCGAAGAATTAAGGGAAACACGGGAACGATATATAGGGTCTGTAGGTTGTGCAAGGGTTTGTCAGAGAAGGAAGTTGCAGAGCAGTTAGATGTCCCCTTCATCACATACCACAAAGTAGAGACAGGTGAAAATATCCCCCGACTTCCTTTGATGTTAAAGATTGCCAGGATATTAGATATTGATGAACTTGAGCGGGCAGCTGCCATTTGTTTATATGCAAAGGAAAAAGATTTCGAGCTTGATGAATTTGATATATGATATAAAAATATTTAAAATATAAATAAGCCTGAAATCTATCTATACATTTATAATTAAAAGAATGTTACATTATATCTAAAGGAGGGTTTAACATGTTAGAAAAATCTGATCAGACTAGCAAGTTTGGGAGAAAAATGTATGTGGCTAAACATCATGATGAAATATATACAGAGAATGAGATGTATACATACAATAAGAACTATGGTGTAGACAAGTTTATTATTCAAACAATATTTATACCTTGGCATTATATTCCTGACCTGAGAGACTTTGAGGATGAAGTTGAGGAAATAAGGGACAAGAGTACTACAGTGGCAGAAATAATGTATGAATGGATGGACTTTTTAAAAACATATGATCTTGCATATGCTCAGGTACAAGTTAACTCCTTAAACTGTGATACATCTTGCCAAATGATTTGGTGCAATGAAAAAATTGAAGGAATGATATAAATGAGAGAGACATCTAGATATTTAAACATGTTTGAATATTATTATAATTTAGGAAGTGATCGGACATTTGCAAAAGTGTCTGATCACTTTGATGTTTCTCGCCAGACAGTTGCTCGAATAAGTAGGGAGCTTAAATGGGCGGAGCGTGTTAGGCAGAGAGACTTTGAGGTTTACAAGGAACTTCGAGAGGAAAACAATGATGAAATTAAGAGTACATTAAATTCCTATAGGAAGGTAATAAAGGCGTCAGTTGCAGATTACATTGCACGCCTTAAAGATGGAAAAATCAAGGTTGATAATGTTAGAGACTTTGTAAAACTAGTAGAACTTGAACTTAAGATCTGTGGCTTTCAGGAGCAGCTTGATAGTGAGAAAGCTGAGTCATTAGAAGTTGATAAAACCATCACTTTTGTGTTTAAAGGAAGCAATCAGGATGATAGTGAATCTGAGTAATATAATTCTCCCTACATTTGAAGAGGTACTAGAAGACATAGTTGAATGTAGGGTTGGGCGAATGATATTAAAGGGAGGAAGATGTTCATGTAAATCCCAGACAGCCAGTGAAGCCATAATAATAGGGTGCATGTCATATCATCAATCCGCTGTTGCATTAGTAAAATATGGAAACAAAATCAAGGATAGACTTGTAGACACTTTTACCAGTAGTATACATTATTTAGGAGTGGAGAAATGGTGGAAATTGCGTAAATCACCATACGAGTATGTGTTACTAGATAATTATGGTAAAGAGACAAATGTTAGTATCAAGTTTACAGGGTGTGATGATCCAGAGAACTTAAAATCCTTTCGACCACGCTCTGGTTCCTTTAGATACGTTTGGCTGGAGGAGTTGACCAACTTTTATAGCATTAAAGAAGTCAACAACATCTGCCAGACAATGGGTCGAGGTACAGAGGTATGTATAATAATGTCCTATAATCCCCCAGAATCTACATCCAATTGGGTTAACAAAGAATATGAATTTCCATGCGGCATAGTTTTTGGGCATACCAGTAACAGCTACACCACCAAAATAAAAATTAAGGTAACAATAGATAATAAAGAGCAGACATATGAGGTTTTGCAGAAGGTACATCACAGTACATACCTAGACGTAATAGATGCTGGGCATGCAGATTGGCTTGGTGTACAGTGGCTTGCAGATGCAGAACATGCCAAATCCAGTAATTATACATATTACCAGCATGCATACTTAGGAGCAGTAATAGGAACACAGAGTAATGTATTTAATAACGTGTATGGATGGATACCAACGGATGAATTTAATAATAGGTTGTTAAATCGTGGACTCGACGTATCCAATGGTGGTCCTGATCCGTGGGCTTGGGGGACATGGTTCTACGATAAACCAAACAATGATGCCTATTGTTTAGCAGAGTTTCATCTAGCAGGTACATCCACGATTAAAACGGTTGCAGATAATATTAAGAAAGTTAACATTAGTAATAGTCCTTATTATATAGATTGTGCTGTTCCTACATTTGCATCTCAGTTGCAGACAGCAGGTACCAGGGCTGTACCAGTAAAAAAAGGAAAGTACAATAGTGTGGAGGGTGGAGTCTTTTGGTTGAGGAGTTTAAACCATATATATATACCTAAAATGATCTGTCCATACACTTATAAGGAGTTTAAGGAATATGAATATAAGATAAATAAATATGATGAAATTACCACGGAGCTTGTGGATAAAGACAATCATCATATAGACGCTTGTAGATATGCAATGAGCAACCAGATAATAGACGCTGGATATGCTCGCCAGTAAAGGGGAAATAGAAATGAACATAAGTAAAATCGTTAAAATCATAAACGATATAGGTATTAAAACATACTCCTTTGATTATAGTATTTATAGTCAATACATTGACTTGTGGTTTAGTTGGTACAAGGGGTATGATCCAGCATTTCATGTTCAGAAGGAATATTATGGTTTTAGTAAACCACGTGTAAATAAAAAGGCTACATTAAACATGGGGTCACAGGTATGTAAGGATCATGCAAGTCTTACATGTAACGAGAACATCTCCATTAGTGTTGCTGGCAATAAAGAAAAAGATTTCCTCCTTGGTTTTGACGAGATGAATGGTTTACTTGGTCAAAACGACTTTTGGAGTCAACTTGCATCATTTTATGAAATCACTTGTGCTTTAGGTACCGGATCCTATGAAATAGTGGTGGATAATCTGCTAGACTTTGGTACCAAGATTGTGGCAGATGATAATAGTAGGATACGTCTTGTACACCACAACGCTACAGAAATTATTCCCCTAAGCTGGGATAATAATAAGAATATCATTGACGTTGCTTTTGTTGACCAATATAAAATAAAGAATGAATCATTTATTGACTTAAGAATACATAATCTTGAGGATAGTGGGTATGTAATATATAATAAGAGGCTTAAGGTTTTTGGTGATAATTACACCATAGAAAAAGATAATGATACACTTGATAAATTTGAAACACATTCCTCCATTCCTTGGTTCTACATTTTGAAGCTCCCCATAGTAAATAATTATGACATTAACTCCCCAATGGGAATGTCCGTTTACGGGAACGCAATCGATGTACTAAAGAATGTAGACGATGCATTTAATGCTTTGAGCATTGAATATAAAACCAGTGCCAAAAAGGTTTTCTATAATAAATCATTACTAAACACAAACGACAAGGGTGAGCCAATAGATCCTGATACCGCCAACCAGACAGCTTTTTATTATGTAGGCGACACCAACAATCCAATGCTGAGCCAGGATACCCCGATAA